TCATACATCTTTTTCATTGTCTCAGCCTGAGCTTTACTGCTGGCCTTGAATACATATGTTGCTTTAGTATTCATAAGGTTGGTAGCTACTGAGCTATCACACATGGCAAGAAGCGTTGCATATCTGTTTATGATCCAGCCAACACCAGCATAATTATATTGAAGTCTTAAAAGAGTACAATCCACATCAATTGTTCTTTCAAGATTTCCCAGCACCGGATTAGCTATGATACATTTTGTGGGCTGTTCAAATATACCAATACCAGTAAGACCACATTTTAGAGGAAGTATGCCAGCTGCGGTATCAGTGATACATAATTTGCCATCTAAAAAAATATGCTCTAAGAAGTAATCACTATCCCAAAATGTTGGCATTCCTCCAAACTCAAAGCGACTCAGGATCTTCTTTAAGAGATATTCACGATAATAGATATGTGAAGTATTAGCTACTCCATCAACATCTTTGGGTTTTCTAGCAAAAAACTGATTAAGCAGATCCTGAAAAGGAACTGATATATTCTCAAATCTACTCATAATATCTCCTATTCTATAAAGAATCCACTATTTAAAAATGAGTCTACCGCATCTATTATAGGTGCCGGAAGATCTGTTTCAACATGAGCATTAGCACATTGACAATAACCAGTGCAACTAGAAAGTGTTAATGGTTTCATTGTAGGTATTCCCATAGTAGCTTGCATTGTAGCCGGGCTTACTATAGTAGGATGAGCGACTGTATAACATATACAATCTCTACCGAGACCAATACCAGCACCCCCTCCAACACCACCAACACATGACACATGAGTTGTATTAGAAGCATTAGCAACATCATATGATGTATTAAATGCTTCCATTCCAAGGGATACACCACCGACTGCCCACGCTGCCGGATTGAGTGAAGAACCAGCTGTTATTGCGGTAGAAGCCATTTTTTCAACACCACCAATAAGAGCTTGAAAAACTTCTCCAGCGCTGGCTTGCTGTGCAAGTCCTAAGGGATAATTAGAAGCACACTGACCGGAATATGTTCCGATAACTTCACCGCCAGCTTCAAGCTTATAATCAATAACTCCGTCAGTATATGTCACTGACCAGTTTATTGTTATAGTAGAAGCATTTGTAATTGAATCACCGGAAATAGGAACAAGGCCAACAAGGGGAAGATACATATATACATCTTCACATACTCCCCTTCTCCAGTCGCTATAGTGCCAAGGTATAGTTACAGTATTGGATCCGGTAACACATTCTGAAGTAATAGGAGTGCCAGTTTCCTGAGTGTCATATACTCCAAGATATATACTGCTGCTTACTCCACTGGCTCCCGGTGCTCTAGCAGCATCAAAAGGAACCCATATACAAGATCTTATACACTGAGGTGCATTCTGATAAGCATTACCTACAAAACCAGTTCCAATAGCAGCATCACCTACACTTGCCAGTGTGGTGCCTATCTTATCCTGAATATCTGTAAAGGCATTACCTAAACTGTCAAAAGCATCTGCTAGCTGTTGGAATAGTGCGTTAAAACATTGTCCTTCGGTTGCACTACTTCCGACTGATTGTATAGTAGGCGAAGAATAACTTGATGAGGGATTTTGAAGCTTTGTAAACTCGGTGTTTATACCATCATCACGCCAATTCTGTATTTCATTAAGAATAGAAGAAAGAACACCTTCGGACTGAATGACATATGAAATGCAAGCCGATTTTCCTACTACTGTGAGAATATAGCAACCTATAGTAGAAAGAATACCAGTCAGGGAAGAATTACTGGAAACAAGTGTTTCTTTAGTTACTGGGATTCTTGTATCAGGTAGCCACACACCACCGCTAACACTTGAATAGCTGACATATTGAGTAGAAGCTAAAATAGCAGCTTTAGCTGTTGCCAGCGGATCTACCTGACATACTATCTCCCATAAATCATTTCTTACTGAGATAATATCAGTAACAAAGTAATACCAGCCCTCAAACTCTAAATAGTTATAATCAGGCTGACCGGAAATCTCTAATAAAAGAGTGGGACGAATAAAACTTGTCCCACTCTTAAGATTAACAGTGTAAGAAGTTCCGGAGCCAGTGGGCTGCTTTGTTGAGTTTTTTCTTTTTGAAAACTTATAAAATTCAGCCGTAGGCATAAGGCCTCCTTAGTTCAATGTGAATGCTACGAAATTCTCGCTAAGATCTACAAAGCGCAGCTGCTTTTCATGATAGAAGGTGTTATAGTAAAGTCCGGCGCTATTCATAGGAGTTGTAGAAACAACCTCATCAATTTTGTATACGCCCATTGCGTCACGATCATGCATAAGAGCTACTACACAATCGCAAGCTGTTGCGGTATCATCTGAAGGCTTTTTAATATTGATAGCCATAGGTGATTGCTGGGCCTGCCAGAAGTTGATAACAGAGTAAACGCCATCAAAGGAAACAAGCTCATCATGGAAAGCAGCGTACTGAGTAACAGTTTCAAGCTTACGCTGGAACATTGAGAGAACCCTCATACGAAGGTCTTCAGCCGGTGTGAAGGTGTCCATAGTTCCATCATTGTAAAGCTGTCCCATATCCTGAATAGCATCTTTAATGTTATTCATTCTGTAGATACAGAATCTCATAAACTCATCATTATTGAGTACAGAAACATCCCCAGGAGTAAGATGAGTAGGCGGATTAACAGCAGTATTGTACTCAGTAACGAGCTTGATTTCTCTAGCTGTTCCGATTGTCTCTGCAATAGCTGTGGCAAGTGTTACCCTTCCGAGGTTCTCCAGTGATACTTCGATTGCGTTTCTAACCTCACCAAAAACAACACCGATAAAGGAACCCATTGAGGACTCACTAAGGAATGCTTCTTTAAGGTGTTCACGCTGGATTGTAATCTTAAACTGATAAGGAGTTCTTGTTACAAACAGTTTCTGATCCACCTGAGGTTTTGCAATTTCATAGTGATCTACTGTCTGACCATCAATCAGGTCGTAGCTCTGATCTTCTTCAGCTACTGGCATAATAACTTTGATTTTCTGAAGGATTGCTCCATACTCAAAGTCATTGATAACCATATCTCCGAGCTTGTTTCTATAGTCCCTGAACCTGAGAATAGTTCTTCCTATCCTCTGAGCCAGCGTATTAAGAAAGGCTTCTGTATTTGTGCTGGAATTAAGCACAGTGTTTCCAAGTGAAATAAGACTTGAAGTATCAACTACCTGAAGCGCATTTGCTCCAAAGGCTTCAGCATTTACTTCATTTACTAAGGTATAAATCTGTTCTGTAGTCATGCTTTATTTTCTCCCTTCTTATAAAAGATATCATGCAATGTATCCTCAAAAGTCGGTCTGTTATTGCTGGTGTCTATAGATCTTGCCAAAGTGAAATTAAGCTCTTTAGCTTCTTTCAGATCCTTTTCCAGCTTCTCGGATCCGGCTTTAAAAGTTTCATTTTCTTTTTTAAGTGATGATATTTCAGCTTCCTGATCCTTATTAGTTGTTTCAAGTGCTTCACAGCTTAAAAGATATGCTGCTTTTTCATCATCAGATAGATTGTTAAAATGGTCTAATTTCATATTCCCTCCTATAAGCCACCATTATAGTGTGACAAGCCGTTAAGGTGGCAAACCATCCGCACCCTTCCGGGCTGTGCCAGCGGATATGATTAACGACTTGTCAATATTATTTTATACAATTTATTATAAAAAGACAATACCACCAGCTGGAACTGGTGGTATTGAAGAAGTATAGATAACGTGGGCTTGCGGAAGGAGGACTCTTAATAATATTATAGTCTAAGTATGTCTAGCAGTCTACTTTTTACTGTAAAATCGGAAAATTCTAAACTTCCAGTCGCGGCCATGATATCAAACTTATGACCATATGAACGATAGAAAACCGCAAAATTATCTTTACTTGTAAAAGTGGGGATATTAAGACACTGAGCAAAACACGCATAATACTTACCATTAGACTTATGCTTGTAAATATAGATATCATCTATCATACACACTCCTATATATTCTTTTAATGGTCTTTTAGCTATTCCATAAAATGAGTCATTAGCAAATTTATTATCGAGCGCTTCAGCATAGATTTTAGTACATTCCATTCCCTGATAAAAGGCTGTCTGCTTCTTAAGTTCTGATACTTCCGACACAGGAAGACAAATAAAAGAATTAGGAGTGCTCATTGTCTGCTGTCCGGTTCTTATCATTCCTTCTATTGGAGTGATAAGATTTTTAGCAGCCAGTATGCTATTATTAAGCTTCTGAGCATTAGAAAGTAGTATCATTGTAAAAGGCTTTTCACCTTCCAGCTCCCTATTAGAGTTGATACTTTCATACAAATCATCATAATATGCACCCTGATTATAATTAAGTGTCCTCTTTTCTATAAACTCATCAAACACGCCTATTGTACAATCTGACAGATCAAGACCACGCATAGCACCCAGTGAAGAAAGTGCAGCAGCGTAACCAATTTCATGTTCATTATCTCCTTCTCCTTCTAATATAAGAGCGTGACTCTTTTCTTTTTTCATATGAAGATCATGTTCTAAAACTCTATTCCATTTCTTGAAGGGATTTCCCAGTGTAGTACAACTTTCATCTATCTGAGCCTGAGTATTTCTGATATAGATAAAAGGCTGTCGCTGGTATATATAGGAAAACGTAGAAAAGGTTTTCCCTATTCTACGTCCTCCTATAAAAAATGTATTAGGTTTGAATTTATCTTCATATACTGAGATATCAAACCAATTTATCATTCGATATCCTCCCAGTGAATACCATAGCAAGTTTTCTTAAATTTTGTCTGCTCATATTCGTGGATAGTAAAACCCACCTTCCCGGCCTTGATAGCTGTTACAACTTCTTCATCCTTAAGCATTGCCCTTACATCATCTGTAATATATGAAGGTAGGTCAACAAGAAGAGAATAACTTGATACGATTGCTACTGGATGGTCATCAAAACTTCCTTTGGTATTGATGTAAAGTCCATCAATAGGAAGGACTTCACTCTTTACTCTTTCAAAGAGTGCTTTCAGATCCGTGAAAGCAAAGCCCTCTATATTAACATCAAATCTAACGCCACCCTTATTATATTTGTTCATCAGTCCCATAATATTATTTCTCCTTTGCGTGTTTAACAAATTCTTCATCAGTCATAGAAAACTTTTTACTATAAGTGTTTACTACTTTCCAGTTACCACGAGCCAGTGTAACCGGATCATATCTCCCATAAAAGACTTTCTTTTCATGGGACACTGAGTTTTCACACTCAGTTATCAGAATAGTTCTTATCAAGTCTCAACCTCCTTTCATCAGCACATTTTTATAGTAATAAACTCATCTTCCATAATATCAACTAAATTTCCAGCAAGATCAAGTGTAACATGGTCTCTTCCGGTTGATGTTTTGATTATTACATTTTCTCCAAGTGTTACATAATAAAGACCTTCATCATCAATAGAACTGTCTTTCTTCCAACGTTTGTTAAGCTCACTGTTTACACGATTATAAGCATCTTTACTAAGTCCTTTGATATTAATTAGCATGTTTGCTACCTCCTAAAGTTTATTAAAATATTTCCTAGAAAATATATTACAACATATTAACCATTTTTTCAATACCCTTTAAAAGAAGGTCACAATATTCTCCGGTGACTCCAAGAGTGTAAGATCCATTGACAAGTGCAACATTAGAGGAAGTAGTAAATGTACAATGGTCAATAGTAATCTTATGTATCTCATCATCATTATAATATGCTACCAAGTGTCCTGAATCTGTAACTTCTGCTCCGGCCTTGAAGCTCTCTAGTCCATGCTTTTGAAAAAATGATGCTCCGGCTTTTTTAGATACTCCGGCAATAGTAGTTTTAACTATTCCGTCTACTTCATAAGCGTATTTTTTCGCTCCGAGTGTACAGAATCTATCATAATTACCTTCAAACTCCCATTCGCCCAAGTATTTTATGTTTCCATTTATATCTTCAGCATAAGCTTCATGCTCTATAGCAAGCTGGCGCCTATATTCATTTTCTTTTTCAAATTCTGCCTTATGGTCTCCAATGCCTTTAATTGAGTCAGTGTCACAGTATATTGCGTCATGACCTACTTTCCACAGCATCTGTCTTAGTTGCAATCTTCCAGCGTTTGGAATAAATAACCCTTGCTGGTACGAAAGAAAGCTGTTTCTTGATTTATAAAATTTTGCTATGGCTTCTGCCAGATCCGGAGTATCATCTATGTATAATTTTTTCACTGGATCCCATTTAACATTTGTTTGGTCAATTCTCATAACCATACAACCATATATGGAATTTTGAAGAGCCTTAAATTTTTGATACTCATATACTTTTTCAGGATCTCCATCAAGTATCGTTTTTTGTCTGAAATACTCAATAGTTGTATCTCGTATCTCTTTAGATAGAGGAGCAGCTTTTGAAGCCCATACCTCACTAATACCGATATCATCATATTCATACTCTTTCATAATGATATCAAGATCAATATTAGTACACGTAAGCACTAGAAATTCTGCTGCTAAAACCCTTCCATTATCAATGACTTTATTAGCTGAATATTTGCTACATTTTGAAAGTGGGATATAAGGCATACCACAGAAGTATTTTCCATGCTTATCATACCTGATGTTTTTAAAGGCCACTGTCATTATAAGAGCATAATCTGACATATCATTATTGAGATAATAAGGAACCTCCATTCGACCAAAAGCCGAAAAAGGATATTTATCATAAATCATTATCTGTGCCGGATAACTGGACTTGATATCATAACCCCACGCATCAATGTTTATCTGATCCGCTCTCTCAGAATTTGCATGAGTATCTCCACCTCTGAAAGCTTCTCTACAAAGTGTATATAAATGTTCATCTAGTCTTGCATTAAGGAAGTATTGTCTATTCTTTTTATTCTTCCGTACATTGTTTCTAAGTTCTCTCCTGACATACCCGGTAGAAGTAAGCGGAATAGAAGCAAGTGTATCATGTTTTAATCTGCTTCTGATACACTCGCACAGTCCTCTAACATCATTGTAACAATATCCTTTTTCATACTCCGATAATTCATATAGTGGAGTACGAAGCTTATCATAATCAAATACTTCTCCTTCCAGCTTATAGTGAGTCACACCTTCCTCATTTTCGCAAAACTTTGAAAGACCCATATTTGAAAGTATATAAGAACATCTAAATTCAATACCACCTTTAGTAATGATCTTAGCCGGAGTCTTTTCTTCAAGAAAAAACCCATCTTCATACTCTAAGAAGTTGCGCATAAATTGCCATTCAAAGCCTAGATTATGCACCCATACAACTATTCTATTTTTCAAAGATAGATTTAGATTGCGCTCCAGTGATTGAATGAGTTTAACAAATTCTTCCCAAGTCCTTCCAAAAACTACTTCATCCTCAAAACAAAACTGCCAGTGATACATAAAAGCATAAGGCCTAAATTCATGGTTAGAAGGCTTGTTATCTTCAAACACTTCTATTATCTTCAAAAGCTGGTCGGATGGATTTATTATGTCCAAAGGAAAAAGATCAGGACGGAAATAATTTAAATCTTCCCATAACTGATCTGGATATAATCCCTTATTTTTATATAGTTTAAGTTTGCCAAAATATGTTTTTCTTAATTGCTCAAAATCGGCAATATCGGCTTTTATTTTGTCATTGTACCTGATTATAATATTTTTAAGATAATCATAAACTGAGCTATCATAATAATCTTCTTGTTTTATAGGCTCACAAATATTAGTTGTCTCAATGTCAAAAGCGCATGGTATCTCTAAATAAGAAATACCACGCTTTTTTGACTCCCTACATTTAAGCATTTTCCCAAGATAAGATAACTCTGTTATCTCATAGATATTTTCTGATACTATTTCTGTTATAGGATTTCCATCTTTATCTTTACCAAGAGTTATCGGCACATTTAGTTTTTTCATATCCACCTTATTTAATAGAAGTAAACTTATCCCACATTTTATAGATTGATATTTCTTTCTTCAAATACTGACTATAAGCATCTTTAAGATCTTTAATACTTGCCCCGGCTGCTATAGACTCTCCAGCTTGCTGAAAAAGAGTAGTATCATTAGCGACATATAGAAGCTTCTTTACATCTTTCCATGCATCTGAGGCCAGAAACTTCATAAAAGTGTTCTTAAAATACTCAGTTTCTGAGCCTTGCCATGATGAAGGAGGTTTTATTCCTTCAGGTACTTCTAATATAGGCTCAGATCTTGCTCCGGTCTCAGGATCCACTTTACCTTCTGTCAGTGTCTTAAAGATCTTATTTGTTCGTATCTCTTTTGTACCACTGACAGTAGAAGTGGCAGACCGAAGGAAAATTAGTTCCTCTTTAATCTGATCCACAAGATTTTCAACCTCTATCTTTTTTGATCTTGAAAATACTCCGCCAGTGGCTACTTCACTTTCCTGATATAGATAGTACTGCGCTCTATCAAGTGCTGGAGT